AAGATTAATGATGTATAATAAAAGCAACCAAAGGAGGGTTAGAATATGGCATTTGAAAGTTTAAATACAGAATTTGTACAGGTAAATAATAGAATTATGAGATTAGGTACATTTGGTAAACCACAAGAAGACTTCTTAGAATCTAGTATAAAAGAGTTTATTGATAGTCCAGTTAGAAAAGCAATGTTGAAATCTAAAGCATATTATGGCAATGTAACGGATATATTAGAAGTCAAAAGAACATATATAGACAGGAATGGGGTTGCAAAAGAAAACGTTAATTTATCTAATACTAAATTAGCTCATCCTTTTATGAGAAAATTAGTTAATCAAAAGATAAACTACTTCTTAGGTACTCCTCCTACCTTTAAAACAAAATCAAAAGATTTTGGTGCTATTATTAAGCACTACTTTAATAAGCAGTTTTATAAGAAACTTAATAATGTAGGAAGAGAGGCTATAACGAAAGGAATAGCTTGGATTCAAGTATATTATAATAAAGATAATCAATTAACATTTAAGAGAATACCCAGTGAGGAAATTATTGCATTTTGGGAGGATTCAGACCATACTATATTAACAGGAGTTATAAGGTTTTATGATATTACAGAATTTAAAGGTGATGGAACAAAATATGATATAAGAAAAGTAGAATATCACACTGTAGAAGGTGTTTGGTATTATATAATGGATAGTGACGGACTACAGCTGGATCCTGACTATCAAGATAGAATTGATGATACTATATTAAGTACAGAACCTAATTCACATTTTACAACAGAACAAATTAGAGTTGATAATAAAGGACAGATAGTTGTTAATTCAGAAACAGGTGAATCTGAGATTGATAATATAAAAGGAAATTGGTCAAGGGTACCTTTTGTGGCATTCAAGTATAATATAGAAGAACAATCATTACTGTCTTGGATAAAATCATTAATAGATGATTATGATAAAAATACATCAGATAATTCTAATGTATTACAAGATATACCTAATTCAATTAAAGTTATTAAAAATTATGATGGTACAAATAAAGAAGAATTTATGGCGAATGTTGCATTATTTAGAATGATGTTTGTAGGTGAAGATGGTGGAGTGGATTCAATTGATACCCCCGTAGAAGTAGAAGGACATGAAGCACATTTAACAAGATTAAGAAAAGATATATTTGCATTTGGCAATGGTGTTGACAATCAAGATGAGCATACTGGGGATCCAAGTGGAGTTGCACTAGAATTCCTATATGAGGATTTAGCATCAGATTGTAAAAATATAATATCAGAATTTGATGATTCTTTAGAACAACTGCTATGGTTTATAAAAATTGAAAGTCTCAATGTAGGTACAGGAGATTTTTTAAATGAAGAATCAGAAATAATATTTAATACTGAAACAATTATGAATGAAACAGAATTAATTGATAATTGTGCTAAGAGTAATAATATGCCAGATATTGTTAGTACTAAAACAGTAAGAGCTAAGCATCCTTGGGTTAATGATATTGAGGAGGAGACTAAAAGAATTGATGAAGACAAAGCAAAAGCAAAATTAGAAGAAGATCAAAACATGAAAGACAACCTAGCAATACAAGCATCATATGCAACAGAAAGCTCTAATAAAGGAGGTTTCTAATAAATGGCTGATAAAACAATAAACCTACCTAATTCCGAATACTGGGATCTTAGAAATACTAGGAATATAATTAGTGGTGAGAAAACAGCATTACAAATAGAACGGGGATTAAAAACAAGTGCTAGTATATCTATATCTAATATAAGAAAAGAAGTTCATGCATTTTATGGAAGATATGCAACAGATAATAAAATATCATTACAAGACACTAGAAAGAGATTAAGTACATCTGAGCTAAAAACGTTTAAAGAACAATCGGCACAATATATAGCTGAGATAAAAAGACTAGGTAATCCAGCGTTATCTAACAAGTATATTGGCAATCTCAGGAGGTTAAGTGGTCAAGCATATGTGACTAGAATGGAAGAACTCATTTCAAACATTAATTATAATGTTGAAAACATATCCAATAGGTTAGATGGTGCTTTGGGTGATGGTATGATGGATATATATGAAGATAGCTTTTATAGAGCCAAATTTGACTTAGACAAATCAATTGGGTTTGGGATTGACTTTACACAACCTGGGAGACTACAACTGGAAAGAGCAGTTAGAGCAAATTGGATAGGAGATAATTATAGCAGCAGGATATGGCAGAACAAAGAAAAAGTAATTGTAGAATTAGAAAAAATAATACAACAAGAATTTGTTAGAGGGCATGGAAGTAATGTAGCAGCACAAAAATTGGTTGATATAATGAAAACAAATTATGACCAAGACATAAAATTATCAAATGCTCAAAGACTTATTAGAACAGAAGTTAATCATATTGCCAACGAAGGAACAATGGATGCTTATAGACAAAGTGATGGTATTGTTGAATTTTATCTATTTACTGCAACATTAGATAATAGAACCTCAGAAATATGTAGGGATATGGATAATGGAAAACCAATAAGAGTTAAAGATGCAAAGGTAGGAGTTAATCAGCCACCATTACATCCTTATTGTAGGAGCACAACAATACCTTATTTTGAGGATGATATAATAGGACCTGCTGTTAATGATAGAATAGCAAGAGATAAAGATGGTAAAACATATAAGGTGGGTAAAGATACTACCTTTGGAGATTGGGCAAAAGAACACTCAGATGATGCTTTTGTTAAACGTGTTAAGGTTCAGAAATCAAAGTTTACACCAATGGATACCTTTGTTGATATGGGAGGTTTTGATAAATCATTATATAAAAGCTATATTAAGGATGATCTTGAAGAAGAAGTCTCAAAATTTTATTATTATAAAGAAATAGGACCTTTAAATAATTATGTAGGAACATCACGTAGCTATGATTTAAACAGACATTTATATACAGGTAAATATGGCTCAGGGGGAACGGAAGGCCTAAGTGGCATAAAGATGGATAAGGAAATTGATGATTTATCTGCATTGATAAAAGAGACATCATTACCTTATGACATGAAACTAGTTAGATATATGGATGATGGTGGTTTAAAGGGATTAATGGAAAAGCTTGGAAGTAAGCAAACAATATTTGATTATGATGATATTAGAATTAATCCTAAAAATGTATCCTTTGACCAATTAAATATAGAGATGGCACAATTTATAGATACTAATACATCAGGTATAATATTTAATTATAACAGTTTTTTATCTACAAGTTATGATAGACGACATAATGTGTTTAAGTATAAACCTATACAGATGAATATATATGCTGATAAAGGAAGTAGTGCTTTAGTAACTAACAATTGGAGTGAATCAGAAATTATATTTGATAAAGGAGTTAGAGTAGAAATATTAGAAACATTCTATGATACAAAGAAGCAAAAAATGAATATAGACATGAGAATATTTAAAGATTAGTTTACATTTTAATTAATTTCTATATATATTAAGTGTAAGACAAACAATGGAGGTAAAACTAATGACAGAAAAAGAAAAAGCATTAAGCCGATTTGAATTTAAACCAGAAGCAGTGGAAGTAGAACTTAGACCTCAATGTTTAGATTGTATTAAAAATGTATCAAGGTTAAGTTGTAAACAATTCCCTACAGGAACAAAACCACCTAAGTACCTTAGAAACCTCAGTGATTGTCCTTACAAAACATCAATTTAATTGTTGTTTTGGGCTCATTACTATCAATAATATAGTGTTTTTATTATTTCTCCTAAGTGGTAGTAAGAATATGATAGGCAATGGGCCCACAATAACAATTAAATATTAACCAGTTAACCAACTAATAGCAATAATGTAGTTAATTAATTAATAAGTCTCATATAATGAGGCTTATTTTTATGAAAAAAAAAATTAATAGTTGTTATTATGGGTGTGTTTAATGTATAATGTAATTAACAACACAAGGTCGAGACCTTGGAAAAAAGCGGATTGTTAAAAAAGGAGAAAAATTATGACCAAAGAAGAACTAATTAAAGCAGGATATACGGAATCACAAGCAGCAGTTATTATTGGTATGCACAAAAAAGCCATTGACGAATCTTTCATTCCTAAAATTAGATTTAATGAAATTAATGATGAATTGAAAACAGCTAAAGAAACTATAGTTGCCCGGGATGGACAGATTGAAACATTGGGAAAAAGTACTGGTGATACTGAAGCATTGAAGATTGAAATTAAAAAGTTACAAGATGAGAATCAATCAACAACAGCAAAATATACATCAGAACTTGATAATACTAGAAAACTTAATAGCCTTAAATTAAAACTATTGAGTGATTTAGATGGCAAGCCTTATGATGTAGATATGGTAGCAAGCCAATTTGATATGAATATTATTAGCTTAGATGACAATGGAACTATTAAATCAGGTTATACGGAACAGCGAGAAACATTAGGTAAAGGTAAATCATTTTTGTTTGAAGCAGCAGCTACAATACCTGATATTAAACCAGGTACTCCTGGATGGAAACCAGTAAGCAAAACTCCTGCTGATGGAAATGGCATACCTAGTGATGTTGATGTAGCAACAACCTATGGGAAATCATTAGCAGCACAAAAAAACCTAATGAATGGCATTGTTCCAACAACCAACTAATAAGGAGGATATAAAATATTATGGGAATGAAAGTAAAAGAAATAACTTATAATGCACCAACGAAACAAATTCTAGCAATACCAGACCATTATGTAGCTCTTGGTCAAAAACATGATATTGCTACAGCAGAAACTCCAGGACTAGCGACTCTTATTGATGGCAGATATATTGTTAAAGCAGGAACAATTTGGCCTTCAAATGATGTAGATGCAAAAGGTGTTATATTAAATGATTATGATGTTACAGACGGTGACCAAATGATGGCAGTTGTTATTCATGGCTTCATTAAAGTAGCAGCACTTCCAGTGGCTCCTAGTTCAACTGTGCCAGCAAGTCAATTAGAAACAACCCCATTCACAATAACAGAAGCAGTATTAGGAGCAAAAGATGTCTTAGCTCATTCTGGCATTGCATGGATTGAAGCAGTAGTATAATTAATCAATAAGATAAGGAGGTCATAAGAATATGGCTAAAACAATTTTTGAAATTTTTGAAAGTA